AAGCAAGACTGCCAACCCACCTAAAGAGTTTATTGAGAAATTCACTGATTTTGCAGATGAGAATATTCTCATTTACGACCAGTTGGATTCAGTCCCCACGGAGAAGGTACTGGGATTTGCCAACTACTGCGGGTCTGAATTAGGCGTGTCTCACATAATCATTGATAGCCTAGCAAAGTGTGGAATCGGCGTGGAAAACAGAGAGGGTGAGGCAGATTTTATTAACAATTTAGCTTGGTCTGCCAAGCACTTAGGGACACACATTCACCTAGTCTCTCACGTTAGAAAACCACAGTCGGCAGGTGAGGAATACGTCCCGAATAAGTTTGATGTGAAGGGTACTTCAGCCCTAGTGGACTTAGCCGATAATTTGGTCATTGTGTGGGCTGATAAGAAAAGGGAACGACTCAAGCAACTGGATAATTTGGACGAGAAGCAGCAGGAGTACTTTGATAATTCTTTTGACCAGAAATTGATAGTAGCCAAGCAGAGGCATGGTCATTGGGAAGGCACCATAGGGCTGTATAGCCACAATTCACTACAGTTCACAGCGATTGAGGGCAGAGCTATTGGGTTTGGCATTGAAAACCTAAACAAAACTGTTGACAATGAAAATATGATTCCCGATAATGAAGTCTCAAAGGAGGAAACCAATGAGCTATTTTGAAAATTACGTGAGAGAAAACATTAACGAATATCCGCTAGACCGCTCAGGCTACCCGGATTTGAAGAACTATGACCCCTTAGAAGAGCTGGTAATCCTTTCTAGGGAAGACGAAGACCTGATGGATGAGGTTTTTACCCATCACATTGAAGACCCCAAGGCGGCCCAGATTAACCTCGTCAAGGCTATGTATGGTGATTGGCAAGCGAATCTGAGGTTCCTGGCGGCAGTGAAGGCGGGTATGAAATCCTACTTCGACTACAAAATGGACGACCTAGCAGCAGAGGAACTGCTGAAAAAGTGGCAAGACGATTACGCCAAGGAATATGCCAGAGAAGCGGCGATTGAAGCCCAAGTCGTGCAAATGGAGGGTTGAGGATGAAGACTAGCGAATCATTAAAGAGCTTTGCACCAGCGTTTAGAAAGGCCCAGAGTGAAATGGAGGCTGTCAAGAAAGACCAAGACAATCCTTTCTTCAAATCAAAGTACGCAAACATTGAATCAATCATTGATTGTGTTACTCCCATTCTCTCTAAGAATGGACTCTCGTTCGCCCAACACCCCGTATCTACGGAAAGGGGAGTGGGCGTTACGACCATCCTAATGCACGATTCGGGTGAGTGGATTCAAGACTCCTACACCCTATCACTGTCAAAACCCGGCCCACAGGAAGGCGCTTCTGCCGTTACCTACGCAAGAAGGTATGGTCTACAGTCCATCTGTGGACTACGGGCCTACGATGATGATGATGGTGAGAGGTCAATGGGGCGGTGAGACTAATAGACTGCGAACAAGGCAGTGATGAGTGGCTGGAGGCTAGACTGGGAGTACCGTCTGCCTCTAACTTCTCAAAGGTTCTCACCACCAAGGGAACACCATCAACACAGGCCAAGTCCTATGTGGATGCGCTAGTCGCAGAGGCCATTACAGGTGAATCCACCTATGTAAAGGTAACTGACGCGATGCAACGTGGCACTGAGCTGGAACCCTACGCTAGGGATAGATATATCCTGGAGACAGGGAATCAGGTTCAGGAAGTAGGCTTCTGCCTTCACGATGATTACCGGGCTGGCGCAAGTCCAGACGGCTTGATTGGTGAGGATGGAGGGTTGGAAATTAAATCCCCTTTAGGTGGCACTATGGTGTCCTATCTGAGGGGTGGGAGATTACCTTCCAAATACTACCAGCAGGTACAGGGTTGCCTATATATCACTGGTAGGAAGTGGTGGGACTTCATGGCATACCATCCAGACATGAAGCCCCTAATAGTTAGAGTTGAGCGGGATGAGGACTTTATCTCCATCCTTGACGAGACTCTGAGAAAAGTAGTGGATGAAATTGAAACTTTAGTTGAAAGATATTCGGAGGAATAGATGGAATACGACAACACTAACCGTGGAGTGCTTTTTAAGAACACCCGCAAAGAGAAAGAAACCCATTCGGATTACAACGGAACCATTAATATTAATGGGAAAGAGCATTGGCTTAATGCTTGGCTGAAGGAATCCAAGAGTGGTAACAAGTTTATGTCTCTCTCGATTGGCGAGGAAAAAAAGGCCAAGCAAGAAGAAAAGGCAACTGATAGCTTTGAGGATGTCCCGTGGTAGTTCATTTCGGTAAAGTTATTAGAAGACTGCATGAGAGCTTGGGTATTCCCCAGGCTCACATCGCCAAAAAGATTGGCATGGAATCATCCAATTACAACACAATGCTGAACAGGAAAGACATGAAGTGTTCCACGTTTTTCACTGTGTGTGAGGCGATTGGGTGTGACATAAAAGACATACACAAATACTTTGGTGAATGCGATGAAAAGCAAAACCCGTCCTAGTCTGAGGGGTGAGACATGATTCCCTGTAAAGAAGCGAAAGAAAGGCAGATAGAGGCGCTTGAATCTGAGATTGAACACCTGACCCAAGAGGCTTTTGATATTCAAGAGCAGATTGAAGCCCTTAATGGAAGGCTGATTCAGATGCGGGAGGATGTTGATTGTAAACACCACCTAATCTCTGAGCTTAAACTGGAAGGCGATAGGGGGTAATAAATTGGAAGAGCAGATATACGACAAAATTACAGACATATTCGTTGCGCATGGGCTAACAGGGAGTGACACACAAGGGCGTATTCGTGGCGCATGGCTTGACCAGGAAGCCCAAGACCGATGTTCAATGGACTTAATCCTTTACCACTATGACAACATGGGGGAGAGGGAAAGAGAGAGGGCTTTAAGAACTTTAAGATGCAAGATAGGGGATTTGTTTTTCGATACAGGGAAAGGCAGTAGCACAGAGGATAGAATCATTGACTACCAAAAAGAAAAAATAGATGAGCAAGAAAATTGGAAGTAAGTGGTGGGTAGGTTTTTTTGCCCTTGGTGTAGCGGCAGTATGGCTTTTTTCCCTTTGTATGGCAGAACTATTATCTGAGCCGGAACCACCGCCCGTTGTAGAGCCTACGGTTCAATTCAATGTGGACGGTGTGATGTGTTGGTTTCAAACCAGCCCGACTTTGATGTATCGAGTCAACGAGCAAGCTGTTGATGTGCTTATCACATGCCGTACAGAAATCATTGACCACTACTTACCAGCAATAGAGCGAACACAATGACGATTAAAAATGTAAGGAGAGAGAAAATGAACAAACCAAAAACAATGGTGATTGATAACCAAGAGTACGTTAGAGCTGACAGTATTAATGTCGAGCCTACCGAAAAACAAATAGTAGTACTGCAACGAGGATGGGTGGTTATCGGGGACGTTTCTAAAAAAGAGAACGAAGTCCACATTAACAATGCCGCAGTTATTAGAATATGGGGGACAACAAAGGGGCTAGGCGAAATCGCAGAAGACGGGCCTACAAGTGAAACCGTCTTAGACAAATGCCCGCCATTGACGGTGCATCCGCTGTCGGTTGTTCTGTTCATGAACGTCAACGAAGGTAATTGGGATGTATGATTTTGAAAACTTAGCGTTTCCAATAATCGGCTCTAAAACCGGTGACGGTTACGGTTACGGTAACGGTAACGGTGACGGGTATGGTTACGGTTGCGGTTACGGTTACGGTAACGGTAACGGTGACGGGTATGGTTACGGTTACGGTAACGGTGACGGTGACGGTTACGGTTACGGTGACGCTAACGGTGACGGGTATGGTTACGGTTGGGGTTATGTTTACGGTTATGCGTTCCCGGCCAAGCGGGGTAGTGAGAGTGATGAACAAAATAAAGCGAGATAAAGGTGAGCAAAACTAAAACACGTTGGACTAAGAAGGCACTCGCTAGGCTGGAAAAGCTGACCGAGACTATGAGCTTTTCTGAGATAGCCGAAAAGTACGGCATGAAAAAATCAGCTATTCAGATGGCTTGCAACCGAGGGGGAGTTAAAGGCAAGCAAAGAAACAGAAAATACTCTGGTTCTGCCGATGCCGAGTACAGAAGAATGCTGAAAGAAAAGAGACTTGATAAGGCTCAACCAGACCCATTCAACAGGAGGATTAAATGAGTCAATTCTGGGTAGCAAACTCCCGACACACGAGAGAGGCTTGCTTAAAGCATCTTGAGAAAGTGTTTGAAGATAACCCATACGTTGAAGTCACCTACAAGGTTGGCAGTACAAGAACTAATTTGCAGAACAATGCACTACACACTTACTGTAACCAGGTGGCGACAGAGCTAAATGAGAGTGGTATTACCTTCACTGATTTTTTTAGTCCTGGGTTTGAAGTACCTTGGTCAAAGGAGATAGTTAAGGAGCAAGTCTGGAAACCAGTACAGAAAGCTATGACTGGTGAAGAATCAACTACAAAACCCAAGGCCAGCGAGTACCCCAAGATATATGACCAGATTAATCTAAAGCTGGCTGAATATGGGATTCATGTACCTTGGCCCGTAAGGAGTAAATGATGCCAAAACAAAACCCGCCGCCAGTAGAGCTGCTTGAATACGCCACGGAAGAGGCAAGGAAAAAACTTGAACTTTGGATTGAGCTTGGCTCTTCAGAAAAAGCAGGCAAGGTTTTAGGCGTTAGCCCAACAGCGGTTAGGTCAGCCAGATACGCCACTGAAAGGAAGGCGGCTAAGAAGGGCTTTACCCAAGAGGCAGACCATTCCAGATTCATCCCAGAGGGCCAGAAGTACAAGGGTCAGTCCGTTATGGTTGACCAGGATGGAGAGGTCAAACTCAGATGGATAAAGACTGACGAGGATAAGCAGCGTCAGGAAGATGCTATGCGCGAGGTCATGGACGAGCTATGCCAAGGCATTAAGCCATTTAAAAGAGTAGCGTCCCCTAAGAAATCTCTATCAGAGCTATGCACTGTTTACACCATTACCGACTATCATGTGGGTGCTTATAGCTGGAAGGAGGAAACCGGGGCCGACTGGGATATAGACATAGCCGAGGGAACTCTTTTAAAGGGCTTAATGCCTTGGC